TTGCAGAAGACCCAACAGATTTATTTGATAGTGCTAGTGGTTTATTTGATTCAAAATCTGGTTCATTTGATGGCGATTACGCATCTAACTCAAATGCTCATTTAGAAATAGCTTTGTCAGATGATGGAGTTACATATACTGATTTTAAAAACTTTGTCATTGGAGATTATACAGCTAGATATTTTAAATTTAGAGCTTATTTTATTTCAAGAGATCAATTAACAACACCTGTTATAACGGGATTATCTATTGATATTGATATGGAAGATAGAATATTTAGTGGAAATGATATAACATCTGGTGCTGGAACATATACTGTAACATTTACAAACCCATTTAAAACATCAAGTTATGCTGTGGGCATCACAGCCGAAGACATGGCTACTGGGGATTTTTTTATAGTTGAAAACAAAGCTATAGATTCTTTTGATGTTACATTTAAAAATTCAGGTGGAACAGCAGTATCAAGAACATTTGATTATATTGCAAAAGGCTTTTAAAAGGAGTATAAACGCATCATGGCACAACACGATTATGACATCTCCAATCAAACTTTTCCAGCATTTAGGTCAGATTTAAACTCTGTTTTAGAAGCTATTAATACTTCTAATTCAGGTACATCAAGACCAAGTTCAGCAGTTGCTGGAACGATTTGGTTAGATACCACTTCAGCATCTACACCTACTTTAAAATTTTATGATGGCTCAGATGATATTTCTTTAGCAACTTTAGATTATTCAGCTAACACAGTTAATTGGTTAGATAGTACAGTAGTATTTGATATTGTAAATGATACCACTCCACAATTAGGTGGAAACTTAGATGTTAATAGTAATTCAATCGTATCAGCATCAAATGGAAATATTTCAATTACACCTGATGGAACAGGTAAAGTTATTATAGATGGTTTATCACACCCAACTTCAGATGGAACAGCAGATCAAGTTTTAAAAACTGATGGTGCTGGTAATTTATCTTTTGGAGATGTATCTGGTGGTACTTCTTGGCAATCAAGTATTGTAACAGGAACAACTTTATCAGCTACTGCTGGAAATGGTTATTGGATTGATACGACTTCAAATGCCTGTACTGTAACTTTCCCAGCTTCAGCATCAGTTGGTGATACAATAGAATTAGTAGATTACGCAAGAACATGGGGAACAAATAATGTTACAATAGACCAAAACAGTTTAAATTTTCAAGGTTATTCTTCTCCTAATCCTGTTTATGATATTAATGGTCAATCAGTTAGATTTGTATATTCAGGTTCAACAAAAGGTTGGATTCCAACAGTAGATGATGATGTAACTGATGAAGTTCCACAATCTACAACAGCAGATTTTCTAGTTATTGCTGGAGGCGGAGGTGGTGGTAGAGCAGAAGGTGGTGCTGGAGGCTCGGGAGGTTATAGAAATTCATATTCAACAGAATCATCTGGTGGAGGCGGTTCTTCAGAAACAAGTTTAACATTAAATAGCGGAATAGTTTATACAATCACAGTAGGTAGCGGAGGTTCTGGTAGAGCCTCTGGTGTTCCCGGAGGTCTAGGAACAACTGGAAACGATAGTTCAATTTCTGGTTCAGATATTACAGATATAACATCTTCAGGAGGTGGAGGAGGTGGTTATTCATCAAATAATGGATTATCAGGAGGTTCTGGTGGTGGAGGGGGTTCTGGTTCATCAAGTGGTTCTGGTGGTTCAGGAACTGTAAATCAAGGTTTTTCAGGTGGAAATGGTGCTGGTGGTTCAGGACAATTAGGTGGTGGTGGAGGCGGAGGTGCATCTGCTGTTGGTTCTAACGGAACTACATCAGTTGGAGGAGATGGTGGAGATGGTTTATCTTCTTCTATAACAGGTTCATCAGTTGCTAGAGGAGGCGGAGGTGGTGGCTCTGGCAAAGATAATTTACCCGCAGGAACAGGTGGAACGGGAGGTGGAGGAGATGGAGGCAAAGGAAATGCTAATCCCGGTGATAATGGAACTGTAAATACAGGTGGTGGCGGTGGTGGAGGACATGATGCTAGTGCTGGAAATGGTGGAAGTGGAGTTGTTATTTTAAGAATGCCAACAGCAAATTATTCAGGCACAACAACAGGAAGTCCAACAGTTTCAACATCAGGTTCAGATACAATATTAACATATACAGCATCAGGGAGTTACACAGGATAATGGCACATTTTTGTAAATTAGGAGTTGGTAATATAGTTGAAAGAGTTGAAGTAGTATCTAATGATATTGCAACAACTGAACAAGCTGGTGTTGAGTTTTTACAAAATTTATATGGAGATAGAGCAGTTTGGAAACAAACATCTTATAATACTTTTGGTGGAAAACATTTAGATAATGGAACTCCATTTAGAAAAAATTATGCTGGTATTGGATTTAGTTATGATCAAACAAGAGATGCTTTTATTCCACCAAAACCTTTTAATAGTTGGATATTAAATGAAACAACTTGTTTATGGGAAGCACCTATTTCTAAACCAAAATTAACTCAAGAACAAATTGATAATCATAATTATTATGTGTGGAATGAAGAAACAACAACTTGGGATTTAAAATAATAAATATTAAATTGTGGTGTGAGAGAATATAGTTTAAATAATAATAACAATTTTATTGATGGATATTATATAAATAATCCATCTATCTGTGATAATTTAATAAATTTATTTGAAATATCAAACGATAAGACAATAGGTAAAACCAGAAATGGTATTGATAAATCTATAAAAGATAGTTTAGATTTAGGAATACATATCAACGAAATTGAAAACAATAAAATTTTACAATTATATTTTAATCAATTAGTACAATGTTTAAGTCTTTATAAAGATAAATATAAATTTTGTAATAAAAATGTAGAGAATTGGGGAATAGAACAAAAATTTAACATTCAAAAATATAAACCCGGTCAAGCATTTCATCATTGGCACTCTGAAACATCTGGTATTGCATCAAGTAAAAGACATTTAGTTTTTATGACTTATCTTAATGATGTTAAAAAAGGTGGAGAAACAGAATGGTATTATCAAAAATTAAAAGTAAAACCAGAAAAAGGATTAACTTTTATTTGGAGTGCTGATTGGACTTTTACACATAAAGGACATACAACTATTGACGAAGACAAATATATCATTACAGGTTGGTATGAATTTAAAAAATGAAAAAAGTTAATAATCCATCTTGGAATTTTTATTTAGATAAAGTTTATGCTTATGCTTATTGGGAAAATGTTTTTACTAAAGAAGAATGTAGAAAAATAATTAAAACAGCAAAAGAAAAAAATTTATCAAAAGGTGTTACAAGGGGAAACACAGATATAAGATTAAGCAACATAACTTGGTTACATTCTACTGATAATCTTGAATGGGTATTTAGAAAAATAACAGATATTGTTTTAAATCTTAATGAAAGATTTTTTCAATTTGATATTTTTGGTTTAAATGAGGGATTACAATTTACAAATTATAAAGCACCAACAGGAAAATATGGAAAACATACTGATAGATCATTAGATAATATTGTAAGAAAACTATCACTATCAATTCAACTTACTGACCCTAAAGAATATGAGGGTGGAGAATTAATTTTATATGAAGATGAAAAAGGAACAGAAATGAAAAAAGAACAAGGAACATTAGTTTTATTTCCATCTTATACTTTGCATGAAGTTAAACCTGTAACTAAAGGAGAAAGAAATTCTTTAGTTTCTTGGGTAACTGGAAAACAGTTTAAATAACACTATTGATAGACTAATCAAAAATTGATATAAAAGCATTTGCAAGTGGGTATTACCTCCACACCACATACTCACTTGCTTTATTATGATAAAATTTATCAATATATTAAAACATTGGAAGACTAACTTATGGAAGAAATCAAAGAACGAATTAAACAACATGAGGGGTATAGGGATACTGTGTATTCCGATAGTCTGGGTTTCGCTACTATTGGCTATGGTCATCTTGTATTACCCTCTGACAATTTCGTTGAGGGTGTTACTTATGATAAAGAAACTCTTGAAGAAGTGTTTGATAATGATTTTAAAATAGCATTAGATTCAGCTAGAGAATTATTAAGAGATATAGAACATAATCATATTATATTTGGTGTCATTGTTGAAATGTGTTTCCAATTAGGCAAACCACGAGTAATGAAATTTAAGAAAATGTGGGAAGCATTAAAACAAAAAGACCTTGCAAAAGCTAGTGCAGAAATGATAGATAGTAATTGGCACAAACAAACCACAAAAAGATGTGAAAGTTTGGCTAGTATAATGAAGAACGCAAACAAATAGGAGTTAATTATGTTAAGTAAAAAACAAAAGAAATTACCACCAGCTTTACAAAAAGCTATTATGAAAAAGAAAAAGAAAAAGAAAGCGAGAAAATAATGCCTTATCACACAATGAATAAGAAAAAGAAAAAAAAAGCTAAAAAGAAAAAGAAGAAGAAGTAATGGTTAAGAAAAGAAGAAAAGCACCAAAGGGTTATCATTATATGCCTGATGGTCGATTAATGAAAGATTCAGCACATGGCAAAAAAAAGAAGAAAAGTCGCAAAAGATAAAAAGACTAAGATACCTAAGAAATACCTATCTGGACTTAAAGGCTCTAAAAGATCAGCTAGAGCAAGTTTAATTAAATCAATGTCTAAAGCATATAAATCTGGTGCTACTATTCCTTTATCAATGTTTAAAGCAAGAGTTAAGTAATGGCTGTAAGAAGAAAACCATTATCTGCTAGAGTTGTAACTATTTTAAGAAACAAAGCTAAGAATAGAAAAAACATTACACTAGGACAATTAAAGAAAGTTTATAGACGAGGACAAGGTGCTTTTTTATCATCTGGTTCAAGACCAAAAACATCTATGGCTAGTTGGTCAATGGGTAGAGTTAATTCATTTTTGCGTGGAAGCAGAAAACATGATACAGACCTAAGAAGAAAGAAAAAGAAATGATTGGATTTACTACATCTAAAACATTGAAAGAGTTTATTAATAAACGACCAATGAAGAAGAAAAAAAAGAAGAAAAAGAAAAAGGCTAAAAAATGAGTTTATTTGACAATACATTTGCACCAATAGGTTTATCTATTCAAAGAGGTAATGTTGGCAATTTCTCTGGTGTACATAAATTTGGATTGAATACTGCTGTAGGGAGTTCAGATTTTGAAACAGTATGGGACGGAAACAATACTTACACCTATCCATCTTCATCTGGTACTGCTACAGCAACTTCTTCAGATACAGGCTCAGATAATACAGGAACAGTTAAAATATTTGGCTTAGATTCTAATTATGATTTAGCAGAAGAAACTTTGACTATTGGTGGTAGTGCTGGAACAGTATCTTTTATCAGAGTATTTAGAGCAGTAATAGTTTCTGCTAATACAGGAAATACAAATGTTGGAACAATTACAATA